CGTCGCCTCGGCGAGTTGCTCATCGTGCCGGCGTTTCGCGCGCACCTCATCATCGGTCGGGCTTTTCACCCCCGGGGTGATCTGCTTCAGCCCCTGCCACGCCGCGTCCATGCCGGCGCCGATGTTCGCCACGGTCTTGCCCAGCCCCTTGCCGCCGAGTTCGATGTCGGTGCCGAGAACGCGGAAGCGAGTGTCGTCGGCGGGGTTGTACTTCTCGCGGTCCTCGGCGAGATCGCGTTCGGCCTTCGCCTTGTACTCGGGCGTGCGCTGCCGGCGCGCCATGCGCTCCTCGCGCACCATTGCCTGCAGGCGCGGGTCGTCCGGCTTGACGTTGTCGGGGATGTTCCGCAGCACGATGCCGTCGCGCGTTTCGATCTCGTATGCCATCAGTAGTCCACCCGCGTGCGGTTGCTGTCACCCTGACCGCCGCCGCCACCACCACTGAGCCGCGCGCCGGCATCGATCGCGCGCCCCTGATCGGTCGAGCGGCGCAGCCCGCCGCCCTGCACGATGTCCTCGATCGGCAACTTGTTGCGCTTCGCGAGTTGCTCGTAGAAGTCGTTCAGGTCGTTCACGCGCGACCCGTAGCCCTGCTGGTACATCACCGCGATCTGGCGCATCTGCTGGAGTTGCTGCGGCGTGAGGAATTGCCCCGACATGATCTTGTCGGGCGTCATCATCAGCGAGTCGAACCAGCCGCGCGCCTGCGCGATCATGCGCTGCTCCGCTTCGCGCACCACCGAGTCGGGGTCGAGCATCTTGCCGAATTGCATCACCAGCGCCACCTGACCCGGTGCGCTCTTGGAGATGTTCGGGTCGGCGAGTTGCTGCACCACGCTGTCGGCAAACGCGGAACCCTGCACGACCTTGTCGCGCCGCGCGTTGTACTCGCGCCGTACGGTGTCGGTGCGTTTCTCCCTCGCGCGCTCTTCCGATTCTCCCTCGCGTGCCTTGCGTGCATCCTCGCGCGCCTGCCGCGCCGCCGCCTCGCTGGAGCGCCGGTACTCGGCGAGTTCGCGCTGCCGTTCATCGAGCGCGCCGATCTCGTAGAGTTTGGTGAGGCGCGACTGCTTCACCTCCTGCTCTTTGGCCGGGTTCCAGATCACCTCGCCGTCGCGGGTCACCTGACCCCAGCCGCCGGGAATCTCGTAGTCGCCGGCATCCTTCGCCGACTGCGCCATGAGTTGCGCCCCGGGGCGCGCGAAGGCCTCGCCACCGAGCGCCTGCATCGTCATGCCCAGCACGAAGTTGCGATCGGATTCCTGTCCGCGCCGCTGCGCGTGCTGCTGGTACTGCGCCGGGTCCGGCCTCTTGTCCATGCCCTCGACAATCTGGCGCAGAAGGTCGGTCTGGCTGGGCAGGCCGGCAGCGGCAGCAGGCGACTGGGTGGCGGGTCGCGCCACTTTCGGTTTCGGCGTTTGCACGCCGCTCGACGGTGTCACGAGCGCCGGGTTTTGACGCACGCGCTGCGCGAGCGCCTGCTGCCGCACCGGCTCTTCATCGAGGAAGAGCGACGTGTCGCCCAGCATCTCGACGTTGTCGTACTCAGCCATAGCGCGGGTCTTCAACCGAGAACTGCCCCGGCACCATCTCATCGACCATCGGCGTGTACTTGCCTCGCTTCATGTAGTAGTCGCGGATGTCGCCGACTTTGGACTTGCGCGTCGCCGACAGGCCAGCCGATCGCTTGTCGGCCTGCGTTTGGCCGTACGCTGCGAGCGCGCCCTGTGCTGCGCGTGCGAGTTGCGACCCGAAGTCCCTGCCGCTGCTAGGCTGGAGCGCCGAGCCGCGCAGTTGGTTTGCCATCGACTGCTGCCGCGCGAGCGCCTTCTCCTCCTCGGTCAGGTCTTCAAACTCCAGTGCCATCGCGAATTGCTCGTCGGTCATCGGCTGGTAGTTCGGCATCAGACACCCCCCGCTTTCATGCGGTCGTTCAGATGAAACGCGACCATTTTCGCGGTCACGAATGCGTTGTACGTGATGATCGACGCGAACTCCTCGTGCTGGTCGATGACGCGCGCCAGCGTCTTGGCGTGTTCGACGTCCGCCTCGGCATGGTGGCGCACCGTGCGAAGAGCGCGCCCGCCGTAGACCTTCTCCAGCGCCTCGACCACCGGCAGCGGCATCGGGCGAAATTCCAGCGCCGCGATGTAGCCGAGCAGCGCGTGCGGCCCGACGTGGTGCAGGTAGTAGTACTGCGCGCCGGCAGTCGCCGCTGCAGCGTGGTCGATCGCGATCGGTGTCTCACCCAGCACCTTGAGGTCTTCCGCGAGCCAGTCGGCGTGCTGCGCCTCCTCGCCGAGTTGGTTCCAGTAGTACTCGTGCAGCGGGCCTTTCGACTTCGCGATCGCGATCTCCAGCAGCGAGCCGGACGCGCGCATCAGCCCGTGCATGAACTTGAGCGCCGCGATGAACGAACCGTGCGAGGTGATCTTGGGCATCTCGACCGATTCCAAGGCGCGCATGATGTTGGCTGCGCTCATCAGAACATCCCCGCCATGCCGGCGCCGATCGCGGCAGTGCCGGCGAGACTGCCCCAGTCGATTCCTTGGTTCATGCCGCCGAGTTGGTACTGGCCTTGCTGCGTCGCCGCGCCGAGCAGGTTCGCGGGCGTCGCCGCGCCGGCTGCTTGGAACGAGGGCATCTGCGGCATCGACACCTGCTGCCCGGTGAGCAGCGCGTTCAGTTCGTTCAACGGCATCCCGCGCCGCTGCGCCTCCTCGGCGATTCCGGCAGTCCGCAGCGCCTGCTGCGACGCGATGTCCTGCCGGCCTTCGCCGAGCGCCTGCGCGAGCAGCCCCTTGTCCTGCTGCGCGAACTGCTCGCCGAGTTGGAACTGCGCTCGACGCGCTGCCTCGCTGTCCATGCCCAGCCCCATGTTCGCGAGTTTGGTGTCGAGGCCGGCGCGCTGCTGCGTGCGCCCCGGTTCCAGCGCCGCGCTCATCGTCGCGTACGCGTTCTTCTGCGCCTCGGACACCGACCCGGGCGTGTCGGGGAGATCGTCCCAGTTGAACGGCGTGCCGAAGGCGCCGGTCGCCTGCCCGAGCAGCGTCTGTGCGGCCTGCGATCGACCACGCGTGATGTTCTGCTGCGCGTTGAGCGCCGCCTGTTGTGCCGGCGAGAGGTTGAGGTTCTGCTCCCACGTCGTCACCGTCTGGCCGGTCGCCGGGTCCACCATGGTGCCCGTGCCCCACGTCTGCGATCCAAACGGCGTGTTGACCGTGGGCCGGTTGGCATACGTCGCCGACGTCTGCGCTGCTTGGCTCGCCGCGCCCTGCTGCGCCGCCGCGCCCGCGTAGTCCGGTGCCGGCGGCGCGCCCTTGCCGCCACCGTGGTAGCGAGCGGCGTGATCGGGATCGACGGCGCCCTGACGCAGTGCTTCCAGCCAGCGTTGCATGTTCATCACGCGCTCCCCGCGATCGCCATCTCGACGCTTGCCGGCTCGCGCAAGTAGCGGCACTCGCTCTTCTTCATCCCCAGCAGCACGATGTCGCCCCCGTCGTCATGCATCCCGGGCAGGCGATGCAGTTCCTTGAATCCAAGGTGCGCGTCCATCCGCATCGCGCGCTGGTTCTTGCTGTTCACGATGCCGAGCAGCATCTCCAGTTTCGCGGTCACGAACGTGTACTGGAAGACGGCGCGCAACATCGAGCGCGGCGAGAAGTGCCACCCGGGCGCGAAGGCGAGGTGAATCTGCGCGACCTTGCCGAGAAAGCCGTTGATGCCGACGACGATCACGAGGACGTCCTCGCTCACCCAGCCCATGCACACCAAGTCGTGCGTCGGCTGCACGAGCGCGTGCTGGCGCAGAAACTCTGCCATCGCGTGATGCTCCTGCTTGTTGCGAGGCACGACGATCACATCGCACCTCCTTGCTCGCAGAAGAAGTCGATCGACGGCAGGATGGTGTCGCCGCCGCAGCGATAGTCGAGTTGCACCGTTCCGACAAAGCCCACGCCGTGGCACCCGAGCCACTCCTTGGTCTGCAGGAACACGTCGCCCCAGATGCCCGAGTCCCATAGCGCCGTGTCCCACTTCGACTGCGGCGGGATCACCGGCAGCGTCGGCGCCAACACGGGCTTGAGCGCCGAGTAGTCGGTCAGAATCTGCATCGTGAGCGACGGTTTCGCGCTCGCGAGGAACATCGGGCGCACCAGCTTGAAGAGTTTCTGCACCCCGGGGTCGCCGCAGGGCTGGTAGGCAGGGGTCACCTGACACTGCACCGGGACACCTGAACCGGGATTGCCGATCGTCACATTGTCGAGCGTGCCGTCGAACGCGCGCACCACGCGACCGTCGAGCGTGCCGGCCCACACATCGGAGTCCACGTTCAGCATGCTCGCGAACGGCATGTCGCGTAGCTGCGACCAGCCGGCGCCGGCCTGCTTGAACGAGAGGAAGTGCCCGCCGAATTCCGGCGCGTTGAGCGGCACGCCGATCACGAACATCTCCTCGGCGGGGAGCGCGATGATCTGCCAGCCGGGGAGCGTGCTGAATTCGCGCATCAGCCTGCTGATCAGCGGCGCGATCACGTAGGAGGGTCGGTGCATCTCCAGTTCCTGCGCCTGCGTCGTGTTCAGCAGCACGCCGAGCGGCGTCACGCCGAATTGCGAGAGGATGTGCACGTCGCCGCCGGTCATCGACACCGAGCGGAACCCGAGCGGCAGCGGGCCGACGTCCCACACGCCGTGCAGCGCGAAGTCGCCCGCAGTGTCGGGGTCCACACCCTTGTACACCACCACGTCGCCCTGCGAGGAAAGGGCGACGAGATAATCATCGATGCCCTCGCCACCGTCGATCGACCAGTTCACGAGCGCGACCAGCTTGCCGCCCTTGCGGAACTGCTCGCCGAAGTTGAAGCTGGTCGCGGCGCCAGTGATCTGCGACACCGGCAGATACCACGCGCGCGTCGAATCTTTCTCGATGAACCACAGGCGCTTTTTGAACTCGACCACGTACACGAAGAGCAGCGGGTTGACGTTCGCGATCTGCCCCGCGCCAGTGCCAAACGTCGGCGTTGTCCACGCCGCACCGTTGTAGTACGAGTAGCCACCGTTGTTATTGCAGGCGGTGAGGAAGGCGCCGGCAATGTTCTGGAACATGCACGACGTCCAGAAGTCGCTGCCACCAGCGCCGCCGACACCGGGCTGCGCTACCCATGGACCGACGCCGCCTGCGGTGACGTCGTAGATGAACCCGCCCTGCGCGGCGAAGAGTTTGCCGGCAGCGGGCAGTGCCTGCGCCACTGGCCGGCGCAGCGTGAAATTGAGCGCCGCGATCGCGTACTGGAAGATGGTCTTCGTTGCTGCCACGGCGATCGCCGGGTAGTAGTTCATCAGAGTGCGGATCGGCGTCGCCGCCGGCAGGCCTCGCGCCCACTCGGTGTAGCCAGCGCGCGTGCGGAGACCGTACGGTTCGACCAGCGCGTTCACCAGCGAGATCGCGTACTGCGGCCCCATGGACACGAACGCGTCGCGCGCGTTCAGCCCCTTGGTCGGAATCTGGAGCGGCACGATGTGCCCGACCTGTGGGCGTGCCCTGCGCGTGTTCTGCGGGACGGCAGCGCGGAACATCAGCCGAATCCACTCTCGGGCACGTTGCCGATGCCGTTGAGGTAGCGGAAGTTACCGGGCACCGGGCCGGATAGCGTGAGCGTCTGCCCCATCTGGTCGCGGTTCGTGAGTTGCAGCAGGCGATCGTTGAAGTCGGCCTGCGCGCCGGTCGTGTTCATGCCCTTCTGCTCAAGCCACTTGGTCTTGATCGCCAGCACCATCAGCAGCCAGTCGAAGCGAGGGATGTCGCCGTTCAGCGAGGCGCGCTGCTTGTAGGTGCCGGGTGACACCGCGTCGATCACCCAGTTCGCATCGATGTACTCCAGCGAGATCGTGTCGCCGTTTGCGGGCGGCACCATGAACGCGAGTTGGTCGGCGAAGATGCGGCACACCGGGGCGAGCGTCACCGGGCCGAGCCACGAAGCCTGCGTCGCCCACTGCTGCGCGTTCACCACGATCACCGGGCGGCGCATCGCGACCGACCAGCCGGTGCCGTCAACGAATCGCGAGAAGTCGGCGGGCAGCGGGAAGTTCTTGGTCGCGCCGTCGCCCGGGAGCGTGAGCGTCTTACGCAGCCCCTGCCAGTCGTTGGCCTCGCTCACCATCACGCCCGCGAGGTTCGCCACCGACCCCATGAGGAGCGCGTTCTCGTCGGCAGAGTCGTAGACGCCGATCGGCGGCGGCAGCGACATCTGGATGCACGCCTGCTGCACCTCGTAGAGGACGGTGTCGAGTTTTTGCAGCGATGCCATGGCGCGTTACGCCGGCACGCCCATCTTCTGCTCGATCAACTTGGCGAGGCGCGCGACCTCTGCCTCCAGTTGCGCGATCTTGCCGTCACGCTTGTCGAGTTCCTGCTGCATCGCGAGCAGCGGCGCCTCGCTCTTCGCCGCCTCGACGTACAGGCGCGCCTTCTGCCGCAGTTGCGGCGCGCCCATGATCTTCTGCACCGTGGTGTCGGGCAGTTCGGCGAGTTGCTCGACGGTGAAGACCTTGAAGTACTTGTACTCCTCGACCTGTGCGCGCGTCATCTGCGGCCAGTGTTCCAGCCGCGTGCCGCTCGCGCCGGGTTCGCTCGCGCCGCTCAACTTCCACGCGTTGTAGGCACCGGGCCAGCGTTGCTTGTCGGTGTCGCGCACCGGGCGGTCGATCACGTTGTCCTTGCTGTTGTAAATCTTGATGCACTCGATGTCGCGGAAGATCGGGCGACCTTCGCGCGTGGTCGCCGCATCGTCGGGCAGCGTGCCCATGTAGAACTGCACCGGGAGTTTCTCGTCGCCCGCGAATTTGTTGCGAGGATCGAAGTGGCTGATGTCCGAGTCGAAAGTTTCCATGACCGTGTCTCCTTTTTTATGATGTGGGAAGTGGAAGCGTCGGCACGGTGAAATTCGCCGTGTACCGAGCGACGCCCTTGGTGACGCGCACCGATGCCATCCAGCCGTTTACAAATGCCCCGGTGGTCTGGAACCCGATACCAAACCGCGCTGTCGCGTTGCCGTAGGTGAAGGCGGTAACGAACGTCGCGCCGCGCTGCACCCCGTCAACGAACATCCGCACGTTGTTCCCCTGACGCGAAACGGCAAGGTGGTGCCACGCGCCATCGGCGATCGTGGGGCCACCGTTGATGCGGAGGTTGAATATCTCGTACCAGTCGAGCCTGTTAGCGACCACGTTGGAGATGAGCGAGAACGCTTGCGCGTTACTCGGGGCGTCGAAGTCGCCGCCGATAATGTCTTGGCGACCAGCGACGCTGCTGCGGTAAAAGCACTCGATGGTGAAAGCACCCGTGCCGAAATCGAATCCAGCCCCACCAGCCACCACGAGATCACCCGCGCTGGTTCCCATCGTGGTCGTCAGTCCAGCCGGTGGATTCGTGTTGCTCCACGCCGCATTGCCTTCCCGCGTAATCGCCTTGGCGAGCGGCGATTGGTCGATGAAGACCGTGGTGCCGTTGGCGCCGTTCTCGTTGATGGCGAGCAGCGTCACGTTCGCAAAGAACGGATCGCTTGCACCCGCCAGCGACTTCGATGCGAGCCGCGACGCCGCATCAAAAGGAAGACCTTGATGGAAAGCCAATACGGACTGATCGAACGACATCGCCACGCGCCCCGACGCCGTGATGGGGATGCCGCCGGGAGCGGATGCAGCGCGAGCAGCGTTCTCTACGCAAAGCGCACCCGCTGCGTCATACGGCAGGCCAGCCACATAGGCGGCGACCGGGGCAGTGGTCGTGACGATGAGTTCCCGTGCAGGGTTGCACGGTGTGCCACCGTTGAACCTAAGCCCCGTCGCCGCCGTGTTGCCTAGCAGCCGGCCAGAAGTGCCGTCGCGAGCGAGAATACCGCCGTTCACGCAGGCGCCGCGCTCGCGGTGTTGCTGCTGCCGAAAGCGGATTGCCCGGTGACGAGCGCCACGCCCGTGCGGTTCAGGAACCCCGCCTCGATCGCCGCGCCGGTCGCGACTGCGCCAGTTGCGGTGACCATCTTCGCGGGGAATCCGGTGAACGCTGGGCCGGCGCCTGCATCACGCGAGCCACCGTTGCCAGCAGCACCGATGCCGAAACCTGCGGTGTACGGATTCGGTGGAAAGGGCACGCCCTTGAGCGCGGTGCTTGCCACCGTCCTGCCGCCGCCGGCATACATGAAGCGGGAGTCGGTCGCTGCGGTGCCGTCGAGTTTCGTTGCGCCCGGGACGTAGTCGTCGGTGAATCCTGCCTTCTTGATCGACTCGGGCGCGGTCAGGCCGATGATCGGCGTGAGGCCGAATCCGATGCCCGTCGAGAGCGCGCCGGTCGATGCGTGGGCGCTGCCCGCCTTGTCGAAGGGCGAGCCTTTCGGGCCGGAAAGCAGATCGAAGATGACCGGCGAACCTTGGCTGGGGTTCGCCGCGTTCTGGACGACGCTCGCGCCGGGAAGTCCTGCTGGCATGGTGATCTCCTAGTCGTAGGTGGTGCCGAGAACACTCGGCGGTAGTTCACCCGGGAAACTCGCGCCCGCGATGACCTCGCCGACAAGCGGCACGATCACTTCCGGCGCGAGAACCTCGGGCGCGTTCGCCGCGACGCTCACCGACTCGATGTCGATGTCGGCTGCATACGCTGCCACTTCGCCCGCCGGTTGCGGTTGCTTGCCGAGAATTGCGACGACGAGCAGCGGATCGAAGAGCGGGTCCGGTGCGTTTCTGAGAGTGCTGATATCGAGCATGTCGCCTCCTTGTGGGGAAAAAACCGGGAGCGCAATGCGAGTGCGCCCCCGGGGTCGTGCCTCTCAGGAGGAGATCACGGCGAAATCAGACGCCCTTGGAACTGCGAGCCGCTCATCGTCAGGTTGCCGGCCCAGCCGATGATCTGCACCTCGGCGTCTTGGTTGATCGCATAACGCTTGTTGGGCGCGAGCGGCACCATGTTGCGCGCGGAGTGCGGGCGGTAGTGGATGTACTTCGTGTTCAGGAAGAACATCGTCTTCGCTGGGCAGAACCCGCCGATGCCACCGTCCAGCACGACGTCGGCATCCATGTACTTGATGGTCGGGAACCCGCGCGTCGCGCTCTCGCTGCCGTTGAAGCGTTGCTGCGCCTGCAGCGAGGCGATGTAGATGCCCCACATGAAACCGTCCATGACGATGAGGTCGGGACGATCCATGCCGCGCACGAGCGATGCCCACATCGCGTTCATCGCGTCGCCGACCGTCGCGCTCGTGAGCGCCGCACCTGCGGTCGTGGTCTTGCTGCGCCAGAAGAGCCACGTCGCGCGATCGATGCCACCGTAGACGCCGGTCGCCGGGTTCACCGGCACTGCGGCGTCGAGTCCGGTGATCTGCTTGCCACCGTTCGCGGTGCCGTCGGAGTAGATGCCGCCGGCAACGAGGTTCGCCATCGTCGCTTCCGCGACGCCGATGCGCCCGTCGAGCAGATCGATCATCTGCTCCTTGCCCGCGTTCTGCAGTTGCTCCAGCCCGCTGATCACGACGGGGCACGCGGCCTGCTTGATGTCGAACTGCGCTGCGCTGATCACGTCCTGCGCGGCGACGGGCAGAAGGTCGTAGCCCGAATACCAGCCGGCGTTGCCGTTCTCGGCGAAGCTGAGTTCTTGGAAGATCACCGAGCCACCGGAGATCGTCTTGATGTTGCCGCGCTTGTCCACGTAGGTCAGCAGCGCGTTGTTCTTCGTGACGTTGTCGGCGATTTTCTTCGACCGATTCTCGATCGTAGTCGCGACGATGTCGGATACGTTGGGGAATGCCACACGAGCCTCCGCTCAAAAGGTTCAAGGTTTCCCTTGAGGCGCATCGTGTTCGTTCAACGATGGCACGCGCCCTCTAACCGCCGGGTTGGCGGCTCACGCGACCTCGCGATGGCACCCGTGGGTGTTCGCGACTCCTCGCGTGGAGGAGGAGACTTCGCTGCTCGCCGGGTGACCTAGCCGCTGCTCGCCGAATCCCACGCCGCCTCAATCGAGGAGCGTCGGTCATCGCCTGCTGGTCCCGGTGCTACACCTGCTGGTGCGGGTGCGCTGCTGATACTGCCCGCTGCGGTGCGTCTTGCCCGCTGGGCGGCTGATGCGGCTGCGCTGGCCCGCTCCTGCTCCGCGCGAGCGGTCACAATCTCGCTCACCTGCGGATTCAGCT